TTTACCATCAGCAATTATATTAATTGAAGCATTATCAATTATACTGAAAGACAATAAAACAAGATCGCCATCAGGGTAAACATTTTCACCAGTTGTTCCAATACTAAGGCTTTTTGCGCTATCTGCATCAATAAGCCTACTGGGATGTCCCATTAAAATTGGAATAAGTTTAAGCGTATCAAGGGAAATCTTTTTAAATACCTCATCAGGATGACGAAGCTCTCTATGGGTTGAGCCGTCCATGTTTTTATAAGTAAACACACCAGTACGAGTTACGACTGCCTCACCTTTGATATAACCCTCATCGGTTGAAAGGGCATAGTCATTTTTTATTTCACCACGATCTCGTCGTACTACTTTTGGCATCAAACTCTCAAATATTATGCTATGTAAAATTATATATAAGTGCTAAATCGCTATATGTCAAGTAATAAAAATATTAATTTAGCATATATTTACTTGCATTCATGGAATAAAATTATTATATTGATTTAAGTAAATAAAACAGGGGTTAGAATGAGTAACGAACATCGCATAAACAATAGTTACCGTGAGCGCAATATTCTTGCAATCATTGCAGCACGTCTTGCTATTGCGGCGGGACTAAAAGCTGGTTGGTCAATAGACAAAGATCATGAAGACTGGGATATGAATTGGCGCTATGTTGTAGTAATTGATTTACCAGATGGTAAACAAATCTCATACCACATGAATCCAGAAACGTACTTATATGCCGTCAACGAACTCCCTGAATTTACAAGTGTTTGGGATGGTAAATACAGTGCAAAAGACATTGATACACTTAATGGAATAAGTAAATCAATTAAGTAACTAACCCACCAACAGAAGGAGATTTGAATTGAAAATTAAACATCTATTTGATTGGAGGAAAAAATGAACCTAACTAAAACACCGTACGGAGTAGCTACATCATACGAAGTTTGCATCTTTAGCCTTCTAACGCCTGAACAATGTAGGATTATCAACGCCAATACTTACAAAATACTGGTTGAACTTAACAAACGGACGGAGGTGAAATGAAACTAAAAATACAGTATTTTATATGCTTTCTATTTGGTCACAAATGGAGACGTATGGACGGATATGACAATGGTTATTCAAGATTCTCAGATTGGAAATGTGATCGCTGTAATAAACTGAAAACATATCACTATGATTATTTCAGTTCTTAAGCAACCGATCAAATCCCCTGAATAGTGGTTCACCAATGCATCGGCACTGTATCGGTTCACCTGGAAAGCCGATACTTGGTGGATCATTCCAACTAAACACTCTCCCCTCAAGAACTTCATGTGCAGGACGCACACGCTCATCGCCAGAAGTTGACCATCTAAAAGCTCTAACTCCAGCGTCAAGCTGCCTTAATCGTGTGAGCTGACCGTTAAACTTACCGACTTGATCCCGCGCAATCAGTTTCGCTCGGTTGCGCGTTACACCGTATTTATTCTTAATGTCAACAGCAATATCCTCAGCTCGCCTTCCGGTCCTAACACCTTGATATGTTACCCCTTCAATATCAGTAACTGCCTTGTCTCGAATCGATTTAATCAGTGCAACGTTCGTATGTGCGAAAGACTGCATTTCGGCTTGAAGCCATGGTTCGTCATAAAAGACATCAACTCCAAAAACTGCTTTCGTAATCTTCTGCCATTGCCGTTTATTGAAATGCTGCGTTTGAAATGCTATCTTAGCGGTAATATTCTGAGGCGAAACATAAGTTACATCAAGCGACTGATTAACGGCGTTAATAGCCTCTTCAATCATTTGCGGATGACTAAGAGCGTCCATGTGGCCCGGGCGGAGTCTATCAACAGCCGCCACGATTGCAGGAAGTTCGGGAATCAGATATGTATTAACTGCATCAATGATCTTATCGACATACATTGACTGCAACGCACGATCATATTCCAGATAGACAGATTTAGGAAAAAGCCATTTCGGAGCCTTATGGATTTTCCGCTTGCTCAAACCCATCACGCGCCGGATGAGCTTAATCTGACTAAGTAGCGGCGTTAATGTTGGCATTATTTAGCCTTGTTAGCAGTATGGAGCATAATGTGATTCCGGAACCTTTGATCTCGGCATTGGAGGCGGAGGAGGTGTTGGTCTGTCACCAGGAGGAGGATTCCTACCCTCTGTTTTGACCCATAACCTTTGTGCTGGCGGATCTGGTCCCGGAGATGGTAGATATGAGCACATAGACTTGGAAGGAAATCCTTTATCCTTGTATGGCAATATCAAATCCAATAACCGAAGAAATCCCAATAAGAAAATGGATATAAACCATACATACAATCCGATAAAAACAAAATCTAACATCGTAACTCCTTAAATAACTACATTAATATTATTCCTCGTCCGGAGGTGTCGGTTCTCTGCGAGTTTCAGCATCAAGAGTAGTCTCAAGTGAATAATGATCGCCGCCAAACCTGGACTCAGCAACTTCGCTTTGAGTTAATACGCTCAGATTAATGTAAACTGCATCAGCCTCCGCTTGCACCTTGTGAATATCAGCAGTTTCCTTTTCTGTCATCTGCCAGAGCGGAACATACTTAATCAGAGGCAGCTTCTTAGTGTTAAAACCTTTTATTGTACGTTCCTTTGAAGCAAGCAGTATCGAAATAAGATAATTAAGTGGATCATTCAGGAGTATTGACTGCTCTGATGCTACTCGATCATACCAGTTACGGACATCATTATCTCCAGTCGCTGAAAGTCCTGCCGGCGCTTGACCCATTAGCAGCGTAACAGGAATCCCTGTTACAGCAGAGACAGACTGTACAAAACGGTCTATTACATCCGGCAAGCCCGTCACTGTTGACGAGTGTTTCTGGTATGTTTCACCTTCAGCATCAAGAAGAACAGTATTTGCAATGTGCTTTGTCATGTCCATAATATGAACACGCTTTAGAGCCTCATCCTCGTGACCTGAAGAAATCATATCCATCAAGCCTTGAATACTAATCACCGTCTGAATAAAATCATTCAAAACAAATTCAACACTATCGTAAACAGCATTCAAAGCCCGGAGCTTTTCAAATACTGGTTGATAAACAGAATCACCCCATCCGAGCATTACAGCTTTATTGACATCTGGCACGTCCAGACCATTCATAATTATCAACCGGCTCCGGTGAACTCTGAAGGACTGCGTTGCGTTCAGAAGCGGAGTAATCTTGTAAAATTCAGGCAATCCAAACCATTCACTTGTCATGTCCGTGCTAATGTCCGATTGCATCCATTGAACTTGATAACGATCATAAACACGCAAGAATTTAATATTCCGAATCGACTTAATATTGAGAGGCATATCAGCTTCTTGCGAGTCATCAATTCCTAAAAACATGACCGCGCCGCCATAGACTTTCGACCATGTCAAAAGTTGCTTTAATGCAGATTTGACTTTTATGCGTTCCAGCTCATCAAGTAAAACGCCGTCCTCGTCACCTTCAATTTCAATCCATTTACGAGTCATCTCATTTACAGGCAAATCAACTATCCGGCGAGAAAATCCGTCATTACGATAAAGTGCCGTGACAGTTATTCGATCAATCGCTGGCTGTCCATCAAATTTTGAATGTTTACGCTTATCAGTCCGTAGCATTCCAAGCCCAGTGGCTACATTTCCCCAACCATCAAAGATTTCTTTAGCTTTTTTAACTACTTTTGCAACTGCTGCTTTTTTTTTCGACATCAAAAATATCCTTAAATTTACGCCTGTTCTGGATAACTTAACCAAAAAATATCAACTATACAAATAAAAATAGGGCAACCTCATTAGCTTTTGCCGAGCACGAGGTTACCCTATAGACTCATAAGAAATGAATGTGGGCGGTAGACATGGGTGTCAAACAGGTCTTTAAAACCTGAAACCTCATTTTTCACTTATGAAATAATAGAAAAAGGAAATATAATAAGTTTTCAACCAAAATACAATTAAAATAACAGATTACATTTGAGTATACATCGAATAACGGCTCCCATCTAACTGATGAAACG